CCCCTTGTTCCAACAAGAGTATTGGGATGCGCTCTATCTCTCATCGAACTATCCATTTTAACCTCAGTATATTCCATCAAATCTTTAATCCAAGACTTGAACATATATCCCTCTTCAGTTACACAAATTAAATGATTAGTTCCTCTGCGCATTACTTCACCAATTAGTCCAGTATTTAAGTTCTGAACTTGATCACCGAGTCTAAAGATTTTACCTTTAACATAATTTTCACGAAGATTTTTCATGTCATACTTTGGAGCTATTTGCCAAAGGTTATAATTTTCCTTTTTAACTTTAGACTTTTTGACTTTCATCCCCTGACGAATTGCATCAAACAGTGCTTGAGTGTCTCCGTCATCTAAAGTCTTTGGTGTTCCTCTTCTAAATGAATCAAAGTCATCGTCCATCACTGCCTTTCTCATCTTGGATGCGGACATTCCTTCAATACCTTCTGCATCAGCATCTCTTACACCAGCAGATACTACGCGAATTAAATCAAAAGTATATAAATCTCCATTATACTTTTGCGCCAGATTTTCAAATTCTGCTTGCCTATCCGATCCAACAACAATATTTACATTTTGATATCCCTCTTGGTTTGCAGAGATAAGAACATCAAAGATTGTTTTCATATATGGATCGTTAATGATACGTTCACCAAAATCTGGGAACATTTTTCTCATATAAGAAATCTTAGTATCTGCTTCTAATGGATTCTTCTTAGGATCTTGAGATCTTGATGGATATATTTTTAAGTCCCCACCAACAGAAACTTTATCAGCAGTTTTTAAAAGTTTTTCGTGTCCAATTGTGGGAGGATTAAATCTACCAAAAACAATAGTTAAAGTATCACCACGCTCTTCTTGTTTTTCTGGCTCTTGTTTTTTACCTGCAGTTGGAGTGGGTTTTGGTGCTGGTTGTGTTTGAGGTTTTGTTTGAGTTGCTGCAACCTGTTGAGATGCTGGTGTTCTAACTTGATTTGGATCTTTAGCACCAACTTTCTGCCTCTGGTTGAAAAATTTTAATTTTCCTTGCTCTGTCTTCGCAACAAATTCTCCACGAGTATCCAACCAACCACCGTGACCATCACTTTTTAGTCCAAGCTTTGACGCTTGCATAGATGCTTGCGACTGCCCTGCCTCAGATAAAAATTGGAAGAAATTCTTCATATTGTTTTTTATTATACTTTTATTTATTTTTTACTTTTCCTTATATTTATGGAGAATAGGAGACTCGAACTCCTGACATCCTGCTTGCAAAGCAGGCGCTCTACCAACTGAGCTAATTCCCCGAGCACATATATTATAAAACCCCTCAACTAAAAAAGTCAAGGGGTTGGAGCAACCTTCCTTAGTTATTTATTATTGTGCGGAGAGAATTTCGTTTTTCCACTCTTCACTCATATTAATCATAATCTTTTCTGCCGCTTCTTGAGTTTCAGCATATCCATTTTCAATCAGGTGCTCAAGCACAATATCATAAACATCTACTTCTTCAGTTGCCATTCTTGAAGCTAGTCTTGATGCACCAGAAGCAACTCCAGATGCTGCTGCACCCACTGCTTTTTTAACACCTCTCTTAGTTCTTGCTGCAGTATACTTAGCACTTTGCTTTGCTCTTCCCGCAACATCAGATGCTGCTTGTCCTGCTTTTCTAGCAGCACCATAAGCACCTACTTGTGCTTGAGCAATTTTCTTTTTGATTCTGCCCTTAATATCAGCAGCAACTTTTGCTCTCAGTCCTCTTCTCTTCTCAGGATCTTTTGATCTTGCTGCCATACCTGCAGCAGGATGAAGATTTCTCTTAGTTGCATATGCGGCAGCTGGTCTATCAACTGCACGAAACTTTGCTTCTTTTCCTGCTTCTTTTGCTTTTGAAACTCCAGATTTAACTGCTGCCTTTGCTTTTCCAAGAGCAGTCTTAACAGCACCCTTTACTTTAGCAATTTTTTCTGCTCTTTTTTCTTTTCTAACTACAGATGCACCCGCCTTTCTTGCTTGACTTGCTGCCTTTTCCGAAGACTGTGCATACTGCTTTCTTGCTGCAGCACGAGCACCCATGTCAACTCTTGCTTCAGAAAGAACTTCTTCAAAAATCTCTTCTACTTCATCAAACTCATATCCCTCATCAAGCATCTCATCAATCGTTTCTTCTACGATTGCATCAATTTCTTCATCAGTTAAATTTTCAATGCCAGCGAATTCATCTGACATTTCTTCCAATTCATCTCTAAGATCTTCATCATATACAGCAGTATATGCTTCACACAAACCTTTAAGTTCTTTAGAATCCATTTGAAATTTTTTATTAATTCTGTATATTTATTTATTATTCAGACTAATTCCATCGGATAATGATCAGAATCTATATCTAAAGTTTTCTTTCTCTTTTTCTTTGCTTCAGTTACTGCAGAAAGTTTAAAATAGTTTGAATAAGTTTCTCCAAACTTTCTAACTAAAGTCCCTGAAAGTTTATTTGCTTCATTTTCTGTTGGACTTCCTGCCGACACAGAACCATATCTTCCACCATTATGTTGCTTATAATGAACTAGTTCATGTGCAATAGTTCTCACAATGTCCATTGGATGTCTATTTCTAATATTGATAATAACACGATTATCAACAATTTCTCCAAATGCAGCAATATTTTTTGAGAAGGATGGTTTCTCAACAAACTCAATTTCGGGAAGATTTTTAAGTTTAAGAAACTCTTTTGCAAATGGAAGAAATTTTTTTACAACATCTTCAAATTGTTTTTTATTCATTTCTTCTTGCAGTTTTCTCCACTCTGAAAAATACATTATCGTTTTTAGGTATTTATAAAAAACCCCCCAAGATAGGGGGGATCAATCAAACACCAAGAACAGCGCCAATATTGTCATCAAGTTGCTGAATAACTCCACGAATATCAACAACACGGGGAGGAATGCTTACTTCATCATAAGTATATCCTTTTTGAGCATCAAACAGAACTTGACGAACTGCTGCTGCTGTACGAGCATCCATTTTAATTGTTACTTGTTTTTCTTTAGTCATAGGTCTCCCTCCACACGATTTTCAGAACGTTCAATACTAAATGCACCTTCAGGATAACGAGCAACAAGTTTTTCAAAATTCATCTGAATAACTTCTTCAAGTGAAATATCAAGTCCAATACACGCTTGAGAAACATACCACATAATGTCTCCAAGTTCACGCTTCAGGTGAAATAAATTTTCTTCGTTTACTGGTTTACCTTGAAAGATAATTTTCTTTACAATTTCGGTAAACTCACCTGCTTCAGCAGACATTCCTACAGCAGCAGTGAGAAGACGTTCAGTAGGAAACTCTTCTTGACGAAGTTCCATCAAACGATCAATAAATGGTGTGTGTTCTTTACTAGGTTTTGATGTAGTGGTATTCACAAACTCCACATACTTATTAAGATCAATAGTCATTAGAATTTAAATCCTTCAAATGATTTTTTAGGTTTCTTTTCTTCATAATCATACTCTTCATCCTTTCCATTGTCAAGAATATCTTGTTGAGCAGATTGTTCGCAGTCATATAGACGCATTTTAGCGCGATCAATACCAATCACAAAACGTTTATGAATAGTTGGATCATTATAGCGATTCTTAAGTTGCTTCACTAAGATTTGTCCCAGACCTTCAAGTTCTTCTGTGCTGATCAAAGCAAACATAAGATCAGCAGTAGCAGGAAGACCAAAGGACTCACTAGTATCAGTAAGTTCAACATCAGAAGATCCATAACCAGAACGAGTTGTCTGAGTTGCACTTACAATAGGAACATTAAACTCTACAGCAAGACCACGAAGTTCTTCAGCAATTGCTTTCACAAAAGTGTAAGAGTTGATATTAGCATTTCCACGATAACGTGAAGAAGAACAAATATTAAGATAGTCAATAAAAATAATATCTGGTCTAAATGACTTCTTAAGTGCTAGTTCATTGAGAAGTGATTTAAAATGACCAGCATGTGCAGAAGCAGTTGGGTACTCCTTAATGATCAGAGTTCCTTGAGTTTTCTTTGCAAGACTTGTGACCTTATTCTCAAACATCTGTTTTGGAAGTTCAGTGATGTCTTGAATTGGAACGTTTAACAGGTTTGCGTCAATTCGCTCAGCAATTCTCTCCTCCGCCATTTCAAGAGTGATGTAGAGAACGTTCCTGCCTTGCAGTAAGCAGGCAGCAGCAACATGGCACATAAAGAGACTTTTTCCGACACCCGTACCAGCAAGAGCGATATTGAGAGTCTTATTAGGAAGACCACCTTTTGTGATTTTGTTGAAGTACTCAAGGTCAAATTCAATTTTGTCCTCTTTCTTGTGATAGGATTCATAGCGTTTCTCATAGTCTAACAGATAATCATGTCCGATGTGAGTATCAAAAGATACTGCAAGAGCATCTGATAGAATACTAGGAATACTATCACGATTTTTCTTGTCATCTTTACCATCTGCAATATGAATAGACTCCATCAAAGCAAGATAGATGGCACGGTCACGGCACCATTTTTCAGTTGTGTCAACTAACCAATTAAACTCTGTTGGAACATCTTCAAGACATCCAATCAAATGTATAATTTCCTTAAAGGAAGTATCATTAATATCTTGACGTTTTTCTATTTCAATACATAGAACTTCCTTTGTTGTAGGTTGATTATATTCTTGAATAAACTTCAAGATTTCTTCAAACACAATTTTTTGATTTGCCTCCCCAAAATATTCTGCCCTAATAAAAGGAATTACTTTACGAATATATTCTTCATTATGAATAAGATTTCGAAGAATAAGAAACTCAACTTGATCCATGAGGCATGTCAAATACAAAGGTTATTCTTGTCTCATCACCGATATTAACGGTTCCATGAGGTAGTTTATTGTTAAACCAAAGAAGAGTTCCTGGTTCAACAATAGTAGTATCAGTCCCACAAAAATACTGATATCTTCCAACAACAGAAAGGTGATATCTATCCCGTGTCAGATAATATGTTCCTTCATCAATATGTGCTCCCACAATTTCATCAACAGGTAAAGAAAGAAATCCGCAACGATGTAGTTCTCTATTTCCAAAGTGCTTGCGTATAATCTTTCTTATTTCACTGTGATGTTCATATGCTGGAGTTTTGATACTAATCTCAGAGTCTCCAACAAAGTCTTCCTTGCTCTTGACCCCACCCATTATAAGTTGAAGAGCACTTACTGGCAAGTCAGCAAATCCTCTATCAACTAAGGATTGAGAATCCTCCAGATGCTTCTGATGATCCCAATCCTGCGGATACTTCTTAAGTTGTTCTACGACTTTGGTTACATTGATTCCAGTTTTTAGAATCCTTATCATGAACCGTAACTAAACTCCTGTTTAGCAATTTCATCAAGTTTTTCCATTACTTCTTG